CGACGACAGTGATGAGGATGGAGATGATGGTGATGGGGAGGATGACGGATATGAAAGTGAGAGAAAAATGTTTGGTGAAATGTTTGGTGGGCAATCAAGTTCAGATAACGACTTGTTGGAAGGAGACATAATTGGTCTAGATGAATTAGAATTAGACGATGAAGAAAGCGACGAGGAACTATTGGAACAACCCGTGGAACCCGTGGAACCCAAAACAAAAGTAGAAATCCCTTCACAAAAAATTCTCAACAAACCAAAAGGAATAAAAAATATAGACGGAATGAGTTTAACCCACGCGAATAATCCATTTTTTCAGAAAATGCAAGAAAATGACCCGGTATTATTTTTAACAAAAGAACAACCCGGATATACTCAATATTCGCGAATATGTAGTTCTGCCGCAAGAAAGCAACCAGTGTTACTCACAGAAGAGGAATTGTCAAAAATTAAGAGAGAGCAACCCGGATTTTTAAAAAAGGAAGATATATTGCAATATGGTTCCGAACCAGATAAACAATTTTATTACATATGTCCCCGTTATTGGTGTTTAAAAACAAATTCTCCTATTAGCCCCGAAGATGTTAAAGCGGGCAAATGCGGAAAGATAATACCCAAAGATGAAAAAACGGTTCCACCTGGTCATTATGTATATGAATTTTTTGATGAAGCAGAACACGGGTCGCAAAAAAATTATAAAACACACTACCCCGGATTTGTTAAAGATGGAAAGCATCCAGACAATTTGTGCATTCCTTGTTGTTATAAAACATGGAACAATCCTAAACAGCAAGAACGACGAAAACAGTGCATAAAATCAGAAGGGGATGAACCAGATGAAAAACCAAAAGACGCTGATAAAAAAAAGGAAAATCTCAATGTCTTGGGTCCTGAAAGACTACCAATTGAAGTGTCAAGGTGGGGATATTTGCCTACAAGCATCCAGCTTTTTCTACAAGAGTCTAATATGCAGTGCCAAATTAGTAAAACAAACACCAGTTTAAAATCCTTTCATACATGCTTATTAAGACACGGAGTCCAAAAAAGTTCTATTCAATCTTTTGTTTCATGCATAGCGGATGCAAAATTTTATGGAAAACCAGAAATACCTAGTATCGCGGAAATGAAAAAATTAATAATAAAAGCAATTACATTAGATACATTTATCACATATCAAAACGGAAATTTAGTAAATCAATTTATGGTAACAAATGCCGAAGAGGGTCACTTATCAAAGTATTCCGACACAAAAATTTACGAAAAAACGAGAGAAACTCCCGAAAAACAAAAGTATTTTAATATGGTAGTCGGTTCTTTTGAAAACTTTATTCGTTTTTTGAGTGATGAGGATGAAATCATTGATCATACATATTTATGGGATATAGTATGTAAACCAAATGAAGAATTATTCGCAAGTGGAATAAACCTCGTCATACTAAATATTCCTAACAGTGATGTGACAAATAATGTTGAAGTAATTTGTCCCGCAAATCATTATTCATCGGAATACTATGACCCAAAAAAGAAGACATTGTTTATATTGAAAAACGGCGTTTATTACGAACCCATTTACTCGTATAGAAATGAAGAAACAAAAATCATCGTAAAGACAACTTTCAGTGAACTTGACCCAAATTTGTCGCAAACAATGCGAACAATATTTGACAAAATAATTAAACCGGTTTTACGGGACATGTGTAAACCGTTTCCGAGCATAACCAAGAAATTGCCAAATGTATATAATTTTGGCAGGAGTATTTTATTGGATGTCTTGATAGAAGAATTGACTAATCTTCAATATTCTATAGTTTGTTTGGTGATAAATTATCAAAGCAAGGTTGTGGGCGTTATCTCTAAAAATTTGTCTGAGAAAGAGGGATTTATTCCATGTTACCCGTCTTCTATTAACGATAATTACGAGTATATATTTATGGATACCTATGAAAATAACACCTACGAGGAGACGATTCAGTTTCTCACAACATTATATAACGCAAGCGGCAAAAGAATACCATGTAACATAGTTTTTAAAATAGTAGAAGATGAACATGTTATCGGATTTTTAACAAACACGAACCAGTTTATCCAAATTTCCAAACCAGTAAATTTGATAGATATGCCGGCGGATGAGATTCCACTAATAAAGAGTCAAAATTATCTTATAAATAACAAACCACTAGATTCTCTCTTGGTTCACTCAGATGAACCCGATAAGGAGAGAGTGGAATATATACGTAAAATAAAAATGGAGACCAAATTTTATAATATTTTTAGAAACACCATCCGAATATTGTTGAATTCCAACGAAAATGTGGAAATAAGAAAAAATCTAGAAAAAATACTCTCTGACAAAATGCTTGCTTATAATAAAAAATTGGAGTTTATTAGAAAATCGTTGAAAACCATGTCGGAAAAAGAAATATTGTTCAAAAATTATAGCGGAGATATTGGGCGAATATCAACTTGTATTGTAAAATCAGAGAATAATTGTAAAAACTCCAAACCCTCATGTTTGTTTTCCGAAAATACTTGTCAATTAATTATCCCAGTAAAGAATCTATTGACAGGAAAAAATAACGAAATAATTTATTATGGAAAAATGGCGGACGAATTAATTCGCTATAATCGGATAAAGTCGTTCATATTTCAACCACAAACATATTTGTCCTTTGGAAATGTTGAATACAATTTATTTGAAAATGAAATTATTATGCTTCAGTCACTCTTGTCGGTTGAGTATTTTGATGGGTTGGAATCTGATATTGAAAATAAATATCTTCATTTTAATACTAGAGACACGGTTCAGCCGATAAAATCACAATCTTACGATAACACAGTTGATTTAGAAAAACAAAAAATTCAAAAACCGGAAATTAAACCCGCTAAAAAGCGCAGGTTTGTTATAGAACTTCATGAATGCAGTCCTACTGTGACAGAAACAATTTCTTCAAATTTATGGAGAAAATGTTTCCCCAGTAACTTCAAGGAAATAAGTTATGAAAAGTCGGCAATATGCGGGTTTTATATGATGAAAGATATAATTAAACACGTTACTGGAATTGATGTTTCTTTAAAAGGTATAAAAACCGCATTGATTGAAGAATTTTCTCCGTATTTTGAAAAATATAAGAAAAATATTGTTGATATTTTAATTTTTGAAGGAAAGAACAAAATTGCCAAGGAATTAAAACAAAATGAGAAAACCCTTGAAAGTGCTATTTCGTCCGACGAATATTTTGTTACTAATTTAGACATATGGTTATTATGTAATAAATATAAAATTCCGTCCATTTTAATATCTAGTACCACGCTATTACAAACGAAATATACAAAAAACGAATTTATTCTTTATGGAAAAGAAAACGACGAATTTATTTATATTGTCTCTCCTGGTCTAAGAGCAGAAAATATTCCGAAATATAAATTAATATGCTCGTCAGAAAACGAAATCGTTTTTCCCGTAAACATCCTAATAAATGAAACTTGTGTTGACAAGATTAAAAAAACGCTTGAAGATGCGGAAAGCATTGAAAGTTATTTACGAGATTTTGATAAAAAAACGATTTCGGGGGATAAACCAAAAAAAGTAAAAAGAAGCAAGTTGATAATTGAAGAAGACGAACAAGAAGAACCGTCGGAAAAAAAAATACCTAATAAGGATACAACAACCGAGGTGAAAAAATGTCCCGAAGGAAAAACACTGCATGTTCCAACCAATAGATGCAGGAAAAATAATACCCCTCAAAAACCGGAATAATAAAGGTAAATGAAAGGTAGTGAAAGGTATTGTCGTATTAAATCAATTGTTTTCTATATCAATAAAAAAATCTGAACTGATATCCATGTCGTTATTTTCTAAAAATGCAGTATTTAATTGATTTTCCTCGTCTCCGATATCAGTGCCTTCCTCAGACTCGTCATAATTTTGTTCCACGTTTATTTCTCCGATGCCATAATAATCATTTATCTCGTTTTCATGGTGAAGATTAATTGGGCTAGCTTCCCTACTCTGCTCTGCTTGCCCGCTTTGTCCACTTTGTCCACTTTGTCCACTTTGTTCCTCCACTTGCCCACTTTGTCTCTCCGCTTGCCCACTTTGTTCCTCCGCGTCAGTTTCGTCTTCTTCATAATAATGATTCAAATATCGCTCGCTATCTTCCCTTTGACCTGGTGGCATTATATTTCTTATAATTCCAAGAATTCGCCAATCAAAAAATCTTATATAATAACTGTTGATTCTCAATCTTGTATTACGATTAAGAAAAGATGGTGGCTCATCCAAGGAATGAAAAGATATGTGTTTATCGTCAAATGTAACAACTGTCTCACTTACGTCGGTAAAAATATTTTCACCAACGCGCTTTTTTATTTCTATCTTTTTTCTTCCGAATTTTGGATTGTATTCCACAAATTTTTGTAATTTGTCTTTTAATAAATAATAAGCGTCATTTTTTTTTTCGGTCCCTTCAATAAAATACGCATCTACTAAATGTAGATATAAATATGGGCGCATTATATTCACCAACTTTCTTTTTGGGAAATCCTTATGGATTTTCATCTTGGAGGTTATTGCGTTAAAATCCAACAACATCTGGTTTATTTCTGAATATAGTGTATCAATATGAGAGGAATATACATAATTTTTTATCGCTCTTTCCCTTAGAATTGTTTCATTCTCTTGAATAAAAATAGAAATCTTAAAATTACACATAAAAAACTCATGAAATAGGGGCGGCATTATAAAATGATTGTGTTTGATAAAAAAGTATATGTTATACAAGTCTGCATTTACGAGTGATAAATTAGTATAAGGATTTTTATTTACCAACGGATTCGGAAAAAAATTGGAAGAATTAGATAAATTTGTTGATATTATTCTTATTAAATCTGTGATGGCAAACAAAAAAATGCTTTTTTCTTGATATAAAGCAAATACATTTTTTCGCGTTTTGTTCAGAGGATTCAGGTTCAGGTCTACATCTATCACGATAGGCGCCTTTTTATGTTTATATATGTTTGCCAATTTTGAAAAGGCATAATATGTTTTTTGAATCTTCATAAATAAAAATAAAACATGTTCCTTTTGTTCTTCCGTTAAATATTTATTTTCCAGAATCTTCATTAACCGAACAAATTTTATAACTGTGAAAAAACTACTATGATTATTCAATAACGGCGCGGAATTTAATTTATCAATGTCTTTTTGTAAATCCGATATATAAAAATAATAAAAAATCTCAACCATGTCGTCCATTTTCCATGCATCCACTTGTTTACTTTTTTTTTGGAAAATATTCCTCCAATAACTACAATGATTGTCTTCCGGAAAAAATATTGTATTCAAACCTATATGTTTTTGAATTATCGTAAAAAACGTTTTCATTAATTAATAATATTTAACCAATTATGTTTAATATTATTTGTTTACATATAATTTACATGTTTTACAACTAAAATCCGGGATTATACTCGTTGTCCCCACCCAAATCAGATGGTTTAATATTCACCACATTGTTTTGTATGACTAATTTGTTATTACTGCAATTGTCATCTGGGTTTTCAACCCCACCGAACATTTTCTCTATCATTTCATTTTCGTCCACTTGTTCATATGGAGTCGTAGACTCTAACTTGCGCATTTCATCAATATCCAGAACAACCTGGAAAGCGTTTGTTCCAAATAATCCTTCCTGTCCACACATAACATTCGCAGATACGCCACGCATAATATCCAACTCGGCATGCCTTGCTGCCTTTAAGAACATTTCTGGAGTCTCTTCAAAAGATGCCTTTGCGATAGGACCAATGTTGTCATTATTAATTCCGTGTCGGAAGATGGAAATCATTTTATGCGTAAACGTCATTCTGTCACAGAGTACGCTCATATGATGATAATTTATATAGGTGCCGTCAAACTCAATGACTTCCGCCAACTCGTTATAGATTGTTTGTCTTGCAGCCTCTATGCCAAATACTTTGTACACTTCTGCGATATCATTACTAAACGTTCTTGTCGCGTCAATATAGTCAAGCGCCAAGACGTCCATCATATTCGTACCCACTGTGTCCAGAACCCAGATATCTTGCTTCTTGTACGTTCCCGACGATTCCACCATGGTATCTTTAATCTTTCTTAAAATCACCTTGTTGATGTTCTTCACGCCGCGAATAATAATATTGTGTAGAAGCTGGTCTTGGAAATTCTTCAGAATATAAATCTGGTCCGACTGGTCAAGTGGATTGACTTTGTTCTTTTTCTGTGCTCCCTTGGAACCCTTTAATATATTATTCATCCTAATTCTGAATACAAGTTTATCCGCATTATAGTCTGAATATACACACGAAATTTCGTCTCCGTAACTATTTTTCAGGGTGAAATTAATATCGTCCATTGTTATATTCTTTTCCAACATCATCTCCGCATCCATCTCCATCCTGAGAATCCATTTAGATTTCTCATTCGTGTCGTCCGTAATCGCGGTTTCCGCACACTCGTCCATCATATTTTCAAACGCCCTATACTGTTCCATTGTCTGTGCATCCTCATTGATGAGTGTATTCAAATCATCCGGGTCAAAACATATCTCAATCGTCCTCACAATTTCCTCTAGTTTAGTTCGCTCAAGCATATACATAATTGACTGAGCCTTTTCCCGGTCAGTTTCGTCTTCTGGCTTCAAGAAAACTGTCAGTGAGGGATTTTTCGGCTCCGAGGATAAAGATAGAATTTCTTCAATTCTTGGCACACCACGCGTCACGTTGGATTTTGAAGCGACTCCTGCGTAGTGAAACGTATCGTCGATTGCGAGACCGTTATAGATATTAAAAGTTAGTGTGTCTTTTATAGTTAGGTCATACGCATAATTTGTGGTGTTTGGAACTTCCTCAATACTAATAATTTGGTCAAACAATATGTCTTTGCATAAATCGTCTTTCCTTGATTCAAATAAAATTTTCCCGTCTTTTTCATTGGGAATCATCAAATAATTTCGGTTGATTTCATACATATAATTATGATTCAACAACTCCTTCAGTTTTTCTTGTTTATATTGCAATTTTATGTTTAATAATTTGGCTAACTTTTGTGCCTGTCTATTTTTAACATCAAGGTCATAGCATTGGTGAATTTTATTAAATCTAGAATTTTCGCACATTTTTAAACTTTTGATGCTGCTATAAACTCCGAAAATGTTCAAAATTTGTTGAACGTCTATTAACATTTCCTTTGAAACAGACGACATAAATATTGATTTTTGTTTTACACTAACCGAACCATCACCACCAATATACGCATCCAAGAATCCAAGAAGACACTCCTTATTAGAGAATATAATTTTGTCACTAATAAACTTGTTGTGACTTAGCTTTCCACAAAGAATTTCTAAAATTCTGCAAAGAACTGTATTATAAATGCGAATATCCTGAGTAGTTCCGTTTATTCTAGAGTCGTCAGTAATTTCTTTTCTGTAAATCTTCGTTGTCAAATTCCATTTCTCACATAACTCCTGGATTGGCTTGAAATACTCGGTGTCATTATTTGAGATTGACACTTGAAACTTGGTCATACAACCCTCTGCCGCATACGCACCAATCAAATATCCGAAATTATAATCCAATGGGATTACTTCAGGTATATTGTATGAATTCATATTTGTTTGTTTTACGTATACACATCCTGGCGTGAAACCCGTTTTAGTTTTTGCTCCAATTCTTAGTTTATCGCTTACCTTGGCAACAAAAGTATCACTGCGTCTATAAGGAAGTGTAAATGTGATTCCTTGATGTTTAGTCCACCACCTATACTCATTCATAACTTCTTTGGCTTTATCTACTTCTGATGTGTAAACATATTCTGTAGGAGGAAGAATTGTTTTCAAGTTCAGTCCGAATGCCTCAGTAAAATCTAACTGCTTTGTTGACACGGGCAAATAATCTCCGACTTTTAACGAATCGCCGTCAACGGGGATAATCTTGCCATCCACTAATTTTAAAAACGACTTTGCTTTAGTAGCAATAACTTCGCGTTGTTCCTTGGTAGTTATTTTCAACATGGTATCCGTTCCGTCTTTATTTACCACTGGATGCTTTGTGACCGCCTCAACCTGTTTCCACAAAACTTCACCTGCTTCGTTGCAAGAAGGGATTTCAAAATATTCTATGGGCTCCGCATAAGTGGTGTCCTTATCTGAATAATACTCTAATTTTCCCGGATTGGAAACGTGTTTTTCCACAAAATCTCCAATCTGCACTTTTTGAATTTCTCCCGACCGATTCCTTACGACAATTGGTGTCTCATATGTGACCGAATTCAAAGTGTTGTGAATTATGACACCATAATCAGTCATGAAAGTTTGATTCGCAGGAACAGTAAAATCGTAGACATATTCTGACTGGTCAGGTGTATGAATTTCAATTTTCATAATTTCGTCCCAAATGACATTTGATGTGGCGGCTTGTTTCAAAATATTGAGTTCTGCTGTTATTTTTTTAGCGTCTTCATGAGACTCAAATATCTGAATGTATTTCTCCAAAGTGCGACGCCCGATGGTGTTCTTTTTAGCCCAGCGCCCATAATTCCGACTTTGACCCGGAAGGGCTAACATTTTACCGCACTTGGCAATTGTTTCACCGAGACCTTCAATCTTATCAATATCGTCGGATAAACTATGGGCGTCTTCTCTGCTCACATAATCAACCAACTCTGCCAATTTATCTGCGTGAACAAGCGAATGAATATGTTGCTTGTACAAGGCACTGTATTTTGCCGAAATATTAAGATTATAAATGTTTGAACCACGCGTGAAATTTGCTTTAATAGAACCGAAAATGTCAAAGTAGTTAAGCAAAAGTGCCATATCTTTGATAAGTTGTTCGCTCCTACTGCAAACGCGTATTTGATGATGATCTTTATCATTTTGGAAATTACCGTCTCCGTCAAAGTATGCTTGGATTAAACCTGCCTTGAATTCATTGGGAGCCAAGAAGGCAAAATCGGGAACATGTTTTACGAAAGAACCGTTTCCGCAGGTTTTCAGGAGGAACTCTGCTAGAGGTTTATGTGAGAAACTAGACGATACTGAAGGACCGTATTCCCCACTATACTCCCTAACTTTGCTATCCTTGTCAAATCTTGAAGCAAATTTCTTGGTATTTTCAATGAAATGTATAGAAACATTGCTAATACAAATACTTCCTGAAACTTCCTGAGTGCCAGTTTTTTTTGTTAAATTGCCCTCTGCTAAATAAGCACCAATAAACCATCCGAATAAATAATCTAAATTATATTCATTTTCACTTACAATAACCGTATCCTGAATGAATGTGTTGTCAATATGTTTGGCAACAGGGATACGCATTCCTACTGTCATATCTGACCCTGTGATAGGAACAATTGTGTGTTCTCTACGGACAAGATGAGAATGACTAGTGGTAGTTTCAACAATACGTCCACTTCTTGTTGTTACTTTCATCAAATCACCATTCACTGGGTGGCGGCTAACATGGGAAATCTTATTCCAATGTGTTTTCTCCTCAGAATCTACGCCTATAATATAATAGTCGTCTTCTAGTGTTTCCAAAAGAGTTTCAACACTATCATGATGTCCAGTTCCGAAGGTATGCTGAGGGTTTTCGTTAATAAAGTTTTCACAAAACTCGCCAATTTTTATTGACACCATAGAAATATTTTTTGATTGTTTGTTAATTTTCACACACTTAATATGCTGCGAAAACGGCGCCGACATTTGTGTTGTTGGCTCGCCAATGCTCTGCGCCGCAATCATTCCTACCATTTCACCAGGTGCGACAATAGCACGTTTATAATTCAGCGCAATTGTCTCCAACAAGATTGTCAGCGCCGCACGATTAAACCGCTTAACGAATAACAACTCCTTCGGAGATAAGAAGAAGTAGTAAAGCGTCTTGAAAAGCTGATTTGGTACCGCACAACGAATTTTCTCCAGATTTCCGAAATTTTCCTCAATCATCTCAAACGCTTCTAGGATGGTCAAATCCACTACTGAATTCGCATTCAAGTGTTGCTGTTCTTGAATATTATTAATAATAAACGCAAAAGCCACCGGTGAATTAACCACGCTGTTATCCCCCTTGTTCTTGAAAATATATTTAATAATCGCGTCTCGGCTTTGAATCATCATGTCGGTATAAAACTTACACTTTTCCTGCATCTGTGTATACTGCTTCTTGAAACGAGTCATGACATTCTTCAAGAAAATCTGCGAAATCGCCTTATTCTTACCGGTCTCGTCGGGCATATTGAAATGCGCATAAATGTCCTGAACACTCATTCCAACCAGAGCTAGGGGCTGATTTTCAACCTTGACTGTGTCAAAGCTGTCCTCGCCATAAGTAAACTGAATAATTTTCCCCTTGTTCGTTCTTAGAACCATGTCGTAACCCACCATAATATCCTCTAATCCTTTGATTAATCTCCGCTGGATATATCCTGTGGAAGACGTGTCGCGAACTTGAAGACCATTCGCAAGACCAAAATTCAATGTGGACGGAATGGTCAAATCATACATCTTGGGATGCTTCTCCACGCCAATTATATTAATCTCTACAATTTTATCCAAAACCACATCGTTATATGTTTCAAAATTACGATGACTGGTTCCCCACTTTATTGCCGATAATTTATTCTGTTTATTTTCTTCTAGTAAAGAAACATTCTCAGCAAATATTTTCCCCCACTGGGCGCGAATAGACAATCTATAGGTGGGTTTTATGTTTTTTGTTCCCAAATTATTTGACTTTAATTGTGTCATAAAAACTTTACCGAAAATTCCTAGACGTGAACATAACATGGAAATACCTTCAATGAGACGCTTTGAAGCTGACCCCACTTCCACCGAATTTTTGCCAACTGTTCCGTCTCCGGAGAAATATCCATTCAATAGTCCGACGACGAAAGACGCGGGAGCAATAAATGCCTCGGAAGGAACATATTTATTGCATGCGCCACGACCCACCAGTTTTGTGAGAAATTCCGAAAGAACTGTGGAAATTCCGCATACCGTGTTTGTCGTCCCACCAATCTTGTTGATTCTGGAACGCTCAGTCCACGCAACAGAATGTTTATCAAACCAACTCTTTACAAAATTTTGTATGTTTGCATTATTGTTCGTAATAGAAACAGAAGTCCTGTGGGCATTTCCCTCCGCCAAGAAGAGACCAATGAAAATTCCGTTCTCCTCATTAAGAACAAAGGTATCAGGAATCTTAGTGTCTCTACGATTTCCGCTATAGGGGTAAATAAATCCATCTTTGATATTTTCCATGTTGGAACGCACACAGGTTCTCTGAAGCGAAGATTTCTTTGTATACGGAAGAACAAACGCTGTTCCGTTATTTTCGCCCCACCAACCCGGTGATATTTTCTTGCGATTTTCCATAGACTCGGTCATCATTTTTGTTGCTTTATTAAAATCAGAACCATAAACATACTTGTTCTTTGAAAGATATTTGGTCATATCAATAGAGTCGGCGACAATTGGCGGCTGACATAATTCGGCGGTAACCGGAACACAATCACCAACTTTAATATCCGGAGTAAGCATTTCCTTTAGCTTTTTGGTATCGGGGTTCCAAATCAGTAGGGATTTGCTTTCGGTAACAATGACAGTTCTTCCTCCATTTGTCTTTATCTCATAAAGCTCGGATCCCGGGTCGTGTCTGGTGATTGCCGTAACTTCACCCCATGTTACAACGCCGTTTTCATCAGTTGTCGGAATATATACGTCTCCGTTTTTGATATTTAATAACTCCATTTGCCTTTCCGTGAAATGTTGCACGTTGCTAGAATTTGCGTCCAACTGGTTATCAATCCATCTACCAATCTCGGTATATTTCGCTGACCCGTGCTCAATAATAATAATAGGAGTTTCCCACGTTACCGACTTAACCGCAGTATCAATGAGACCAACACGACCACCCATCGCATGAAAGAACAATTCCTGTGGAGAAAGCCCATTAATATACGAACTCTCTACGAATCCGCGTGCGCCTGGGCTATCGTCAAATTTATTAAAGTGAGGAAGTGTGCGTTGTTCAAATCCGTAAGGAATGCGCTTTCCATCCACATTCTGCTGACCCAAACAAGAAATCATCTGCGAAATATTCAGGTCACTACCCTTTGAACCCGCATTCACCATAATAACAAATCGGTTATCTTTGCTCAAACTTTTTAATCCTGCCGAACCCGCCTCCGAGGACGCCTTGTTCAATATATTATTTACCTGTGTCTCAAATTCCTCCTCGTTTGTCTTTCCCGTATTATTCTCAAATACTCCGATTTGTGTCTGGTCAATCAAACTCTTGACATCATTCTTCTTGTCCGTAATAATCTTGATAATCGCTTGGCTCGTTTTCTCATCCGAAATCAAATCACTGATTCCGACGCTATAAGAGCTGGTCTTCATGTATTCAGTGACAATGTTTTGTAAATCATCAATAAAATCTGCCGCCGCCATATTACCATAATCGTTACACACCCGGTGAATAAGTCCCTTGGTTCCTGAACCCAGAACCCCCTTCTCCATCTGTCCGCGGATATATTTACCATTCTTTATCTCCAATACATTGTTGGATTTCCCGAAATCCTCGGCATCCCCGAAATGCTTCGTCTTGTATTTCAAACTAATCGGAGGAATAATCTGTGAAAGAATCTCAAAATTGGAAATTGTTCCCTCTTTCTCCTGAAAAAGCGCTTCATTCACTCTCGGAAACATCATAAGAAGGTTCATCGCATCGCGCTTATTAAAATTAATATTTTCTCTACTGAAACGATAGCTTCCCAATAACGAGTCCTGGAAGATGCCAATAATAGAGGAATTGTTGGCTGGACTAATTATCTGGTAAGGAACCGCCGCTAAATTTTTAAGTTCCGCATCTGACTCGGTGTCTTGTGGACAGTGTAAATTCATCTCCATGAATTCCCAAAAGGTTTCCCAGTTGGACGGACTATACCTTGTCCCGTATTAGGTTGATTAATCCTTCATTTACGAGCCGTAATCATCTAGTCTCTGAACCTTCCCCATGCTCTATCATAACGAGTTTAGGGGCTTGGCTGCGGATTACCTATTTTGTCCGTGAGTGAGGACGCATCAAACACTTTTTTACCATTGGGTTCGGCTATTAACCGAGTTCCTCACAAAAGTTTCCTATAGTGAGTGGTAGTGTTTGCTTTAAGGAGTTCCCGTCAATTTGGTTACGTTGCCAAATTATTTCTTAAATTATTAATAAAAGCATTTGCCTGGGCTTTACTCTCAGACAAAGATATATGCACTCCACCGAAATCTGCCTTGTGACGCTCAATATAGACATACCAACCATACTGCGTACCATCTCTATTAAGCGTCTTTATGTATAACTCGTTGTTATCTTTCAATCGCTTAATATTCACGAACCGTTCATATTTTTTATCCTCATAATATTTGGCAACACCCACAGAAACACGTTTTTTACTTTCATCAGTATGAGTAAATACACTTCCGCCATTTTTCAGGTTATATCCGTTCGGAAACAAACTGTTAAATTGGTTGATAAAGTGTATTTCTCTGTCATTTGCATCAGCAATTTCACAGCATTCAATAAGTTCAACCACAAAATCTGCAATTCCATGTTTTCGTATGGAATTATTGAGAAAGTGACATTGATTTTTTTTTGCTGAAAATGCTTCCGAAACATGACATCTGAATCTTCCTTCGTGTCCGTAGGGTCTGTACCTTTTATGATTTAATATGTGCGAAACGGCTTGTCCAATATAACACTTATCTGTTGTCAGATTAGTTATTTTGTATATTTCGCAGTATCGTTGTTGCGGGTCGTCTAATATCACGTTTGACAGTTCTTGGCGTTTTGACAGTTCCATATACGCTTTATCTGTTGATGGCTTTAAGTTGCTTTTATTAATAATTTAATTATAATTTGACTAGGGAGTTTCACGCTTTTCACGCTCCCTGTTGGAGACAAGACGGTTTACCGTGTTGTTTATCTCCATCGAAGTCAGCATTGTATGGTTTTGTGTCTGCGACATTCATTCTAAAAGTGTCGCCTCGCGTCATGATGCGAGCAATGTGACACATCATAGACATCCTATGGAGGGTAGGTTGTCTGTTAAATAAGATTGGGTCTCCGTCCATCATGTGACGGTGTACGATGTCCCCATCCTCCAAAATAATAGATTTTCTATCCATATACCTGAGAGTAATAGAATCACCATTCTTTCGCTCCAGAATTTTCGCACCAGGGTGAACATCGGGACCATTATGTACGAGCTTCAACAAAAACGCCTTATTGATTCGGTTTACGATCACCGGTTTGGTGATATTCTTGGCAATCTTCATCGGAATTCCTAGCTCACGAATAGAGATGTTGGGGTCGGCAGTAATAACTGAACGAGCACTAAAATCCACGCGTTTCGCCATGAGATTCCCCCTCATTCGCCCACCTTTACCATTCAGCCTATCCTTGATTGATTTCAAAGGACGACCCGACCTTTGCGCAACCGATGCGACACCAGGAATCTTATTATCCACCTGTGTCGCAACATAGTACTGCAAAACGGTTGTCCAATCATCAATCACATTCGCCGGCGCATTATTCTGAATTTTCTCCTGTAGCGTCTTGTTGGTCTTGATAATATTCACCAGGATATGACTCAAATCGTCCTCACTGCGCTGCTGAGCATCATGCTTGACGGATGGTCTCACCGCAGGTGGCGGAACCGCCATTGTCTGACAAACCATCCAATCAGGACGCGACCAAATAGGACTGAACCCCATGAAAGAAACGTCTTCGTCGGAAATGCGCTTGCAAATCTTCAGCACTAGTTCTGGTGTCAACTTTATCACAATATTCTGTGTTGGTTCCTCACCGGGTGCCGCGACCGCATCATTTTTCCACTCGGCATAAATTGTTGCTAAACCTTCCTTACGAATCTTGGTCGGCTGTAAACAACCACACCCGTCTTCCGTATCTTCACCACAACGTTTTACTTTACTCGCCAACGAAAACACGTATTTCCATCTCGCATCACCCACCAACTTCAAACCCTGTTTGTATTTGTCTTTACTAATCAAAATCTTACTACATTTGAAACAAACACAACGCAAGACTTTCAATACGGTGCTCAAATATTGAATGTAAAATACAGGACGCGACAATTCAATGTGACCGAAATAACCCGGGGTTTGCATATAATCCATTCCGTCAGTGGGACAAATTAATCCGGGTTCCAATACTCCCATCCTAGGGTCAAACAAACCGCCGATAATGGGCTTATTATTAACATAGGTGTCGCGAGTAGTAATCTCGGCTACGGAACCTTTACGAATTTCGTCGGGAGACAGAATACTAAACTGAATCCCAATAATTTTTGAGGGATTTTTGTATTCCACGTTCTTTGCGTTTCTCGCCATGCTTCCTTATATAAGATAATAATATTTAGATTATTTGTTTTCAATTATATTTTAAATTAAAAAATGTTATTTTTTGGCT